ATATTGATAGTTTAGTTGGTGAAACAATCCTCAAACAAGTTAAAGATTGGGAAGTGGAACATTTCTACGATTTCAACAATCTTTACTCCACAAATAAAAAAGACAAACGCAAAGCAGTCGGTGTTGATATTGCCCTTGTAAATGGCATGACATACGATAATCACGTAACAATGCTCTCCAACAAAAGTAAACCAAACATAATGAGTGCAAACCCAAACGTAATCGAAAGAGTTTCGATAGAGGACTACACAGACAAATATGCAATGAGTACAGCATTGCTACTTTACGCATTATATGATATTCCATTGCCTTCAACAGAAGATGGAAAACTAATGCTCATGACAATTGACTCTAGTTACTTAGGATACTACGATTACAAAGGTAGATTTAGAGAAACACAATGCAATTGGCTAGAAAAAATGGGCATGGAAGAAATAATTCGTCTTCAAGAAAGACATACATTAATGGACTTTGAAGAAGTTCAAAGAAGATATAATTCTTCTAAAAAAATACTCTTAAATGACAGCGGTTTCTTAGAAACGAAAATGGATTTAGAGGGTATTAGTAAATTGTTGGAATTGGATATTATCCTTCCAAATAAACAATTCGAAATTAGAAAAGAATTTACTCGTAATATATATGATTTAAAAAATGGATGTACATATGATAATCAACTTGTTAATTCTCATTACAATCCATTTTCGTATGCTCTTACGAGTAAGAAGAAGTTAAATATGACGTTGATGTAATCAACGGTTAAATCCAAGAGAGGAAGATATATGGACATGAATAAATATTTTTTCTGTTACAGCACGAATTTACACGACTTTTTAAGATATGAGAAGGAATTAAGATTTATTTGTACAGCAATTCATGATAAGACAAATAAGCGTTTTTGGTTGTTTGAAAGAACAGAAGAATTGATAAAAGCGTTAGTAGAATATCGTATCAATGGAGAAGAAAATAAATACATAAAAGGGTAATATTATATCAATTATTTTAAATTAAGGGGAAATTTAAATGAAAATGACAACAGATAGTAGTTATATCCAAATTCCAAACGTAGCGTTTGGTTTTGGAACAGAGTACAAGTTAAATGATGATGAGTTAAAGGTATTTGCTTACCTTCGATTCATGAAAAATGTGGGCACGATGAATATTAGAACACATGTGACAATCATAGTAGAAGATTTAGGGTGGACTACTTCAAAAGCAAGTCGTGACAATGCAAGAGCAGGAAAAGCATTGGAAGGTTTAAGAGATAAAGGTTATATAACTTTATCTTTCAACGGTGATGTAAAAAAGAATGCACTAGCAATTGAAATAAATGATGAAATGAAGAAAGCGACAGCAGAGGGGAAAGTTAATTGGAAACAGAATCCATTCAAATTCAAAGGTTTTACACCAATTAAATCAAGTGAATATAATCTAACAGGAGAAGATGATTATCACTTAACAGTTATGGCTTACCATAATTGGAGAAATAACGCACAATTCGAATATCCTATTTGCGACAAAGAATGGTGTGAAGTGCTGGAACTAGGCATGACACGAACAAGGGAAATTATTAACGATTGTACATTTTTAACAAAGGTTTCTGGTAAGAAATATCAAGATGAAAATGGACAATGGAAACAAGAAACAAACCGATATGTAAAAATCACGTCTGTTAAAACAGATTTAAAAGAAATTGAAGCAAAAAAGAAAAACCTAACTGTTTTAGAAAAAGAGCATGAAAAGGTTACTGATGAGAATGTATTGTTAAATGAAGATATTTTTAAACAAATTTTTGATAAGCAAACTTTCATTAAGTTTAAAGGTTATAAAGCATGGAGAGAAACTACTTGCGGACACGTAAAAAAAGCAGGTCAAAAGAAATTTGAAATTCTCGAAAAAGCAGGTCAGTCATGGGTTAGAGAGAAACTTGAAACAGAATACCAAGAAGGTCTAAGAAATAAAGAAATTATAGATAGAATGATAGAAAGTCAAATGAACGATTTTAAAGGATATGAAGAGTTTCAAACTTCATATAAACCAAAAAAAATCGAAGAAAATAATTTCTTCGATGATATGTAAGAAAGAGGTTAAATGAAATGACGTTAAAGGAAGCATTAAAAAAAGTTACAAAAGAGAATCGTATGTATTTTAATTATAAATTCCCAGATACACGATTCAATCAAACTATTCAGCCGAAAAATGAAGAAGAATTTCTTATTTCAGTTGGCAGAAAAACTATGAATGGTTTTACAAATTGGGAAAAGACACCAGAGTATGCAAATTTGGTGGCACTATATTTACAATCGTTAATGATTGATGACATTAGATTGATGTACGATGCAGTAAGAGGGAAGGCGGTTGATGGTGACGATAAAGCCATTGGTACATTCCTTAAACTGTACAAGGAAATCAATTCTATTGTGAAAGGATTCGAAACCATCTCTAATGAAGATGGAGAAGATGAAGATGGGTTGATGGTGTAATATGAGTAAAAAATTAACAACAAAAGAAAAACTAGAATTGATTAACAATGACCCTGTTTTATGGCTTAAAAATTTCGTCAAAATCACGACTAACACAGGTGATTACATACCTTTTGTAGTTAATGACCAACAAAAGAAATTCATTAATAAAATGGGACGTTTTAATGTAATTGCAAAGGCAAGGCAAATTGGTTTTAGTACAATGTCATTGGCTTTGTGTTTATGGATGGCAATGAACAGACCAAGAACAAATTATATGATAGTTTCCTATAAACAAGAATCATCAACATCATTATTCGATAAATTAAAAATGATGTACGATGACCTTCCACATGATAAATTTAAGTTTCCAAAAGATACACAAAACAACCGTAACCAATTGAAATTTGATAATGGCTCATCTATTACACTTGCAACCGCAGGAGGTAAGGATGTGGGTCGTGGAACTACATATGAATACATTTTATTATCAGAGTTTGCATTCTACGAGAATCAAGATTCAATTTTATTATCAGCAGAACAAGCATTGGCAAAGAGTAAAACATCAAAATTAGTAATTGAAACAACCTCAAATGGTTTCAACTCCTATCAAAAACTCTTCATGAACGCATATAAGGAAAATTCTAAGTATAAAGCATTCTTTTTTCCTTTCTATTCTTCTTCATACGCAAAACAATTCAAAGATGATTATGATGAAGCAGAAATATGGTACAAAGCAAATAATAAAGGAAAACGTCTTACTAAAGATGATTTAGAGCAAGACGAAATATTTTTACATAATCAAGGTGCTACTCTTAAACAGTTAATGTGGCGCAGGTGGAAACTACTTGATATGACTTTACAACAATTTTATCAAGAGTTTCCTGCAACCCCAATGGAATCATTTATCAGTAGTGGATTAAACATTTTCGACCAACAAAAGATTGTCGAACGCTTAAAATATATTAAAAAACCATTTCTATATAGAGATGTAAAAATATTTATTCCAGATAGTATTGCAAAATACATTGGAAAATCGTTAATGATTTATGAATTACCTGTTGAGGGTGTCCGTTATTATGGTGGCGTAGATACTGCAAGTGGTAGCGGTGGTGACTATTCTACTATCTCAATTTTAAATGCAGACGGTGAACAGGTGTTAAGTTTTTATGATAATAAAATTCCTGTTTATGAATTTGCTAAGTTACTTGATATCATTGGGAAGTTTTATAATTATGCCTTTTTAACAGTAGAAAGAAACTCTTTTGGTACGCCAATCTTAGAACGTTTAAGAAAAGAATATGAGTATATGAATTTGTACAAGCATAAAGTTTTTAATCAGCAATCAGGTAAAAAACAATTACAACTAGGATATCAAACTACACAAGTAACAAAAAATATTATGATTACAGATTTAAAAGAACAATTTGAATTAGAAGTGATTTTTATAAACTGTCAAGAAACACTAGAGCAAATGCAGATTTTCATTGAAACAGATGGGAAAACAGGAAATAAAAAAGGTAATGACAAACATGATGATTGTGTAATTGCTATTGCATTAGCAATTCAAGGCATTAAGCAAAATAAATGGTATGTGTAGGAAGGAATTATTATCCTTATATCGAATTATATATATGAAACGAGGAAGGAGATAATATTATGAGAAAAATTACAGCAATTACAGCATTGATTCAGGATTTATCTGATTTACTAGATAAGGGAAAGTCGTTTTCAATCGAAGAGGTAAATAGTCAAATTGAAAATAAAAATGTAATCGATTGGTTAGAAAGAGAATTTCCTTTTGGGAGTGATAATGGATTAGATTTTAGTCATTTTACTAAATCGGATAGAGATTATGTTCACAATGAATTGTATTCTTATTGGGTTGGATATGCTGGTGACGAAAGACGAAAATGGGGCATCGAAAACAATGGTTTATGTATATTGTTAAGTTGGTCTGTTGAAGTAGTTAAAGATTTGTATGGCAGAGATGGTGAAAATCCTACAGAGGAAAAATGGATTGAAGCATAAAACATCCTCATTTGAGGATGTTTTTACTTTATAAAAAGATAGGGAAATCAACTGTAAGGAGGTGTTGTATAGATGGGATATAATTATGCAATGAGTGGAAAATCTAAACAACAACAAGAAATTGTTAGAAAAAGAGAACGACAGGAAGAAATTGTGAAAGAAAATAGAGAACGGTTACGTAAAAAAGAATTTGATATGTATCTAATCTCTCAATCAAAAGGTTATGTCTGTGCTTACTGTGCCCCAGATGAGTTAGAGATGTCTAAGATAGATTATAAAACAAGGTATACGGCAGAAGTTACTTTGAAGTGTCCTAAATGTAGTCATTCACACGTAATAGAAATTAGCAATTTTGATATTTAGGCGTTAAAAGCATCCTTAAACAGGGTGCTTTTTATTTTGGAAAGGAAGAAAGAAATGAATTTACAAGATTATATAAAAACCGTACATAACGGTAATCAATTCTGGTTTGTTGATGAGGTATCTCATTTTGAAAATCAGAAAAGAATTTTAGACACAATTGAAAAGAAAAAATATTTGGATGGTAAACATGCTATCTCAAATAGGGTTGTAGAAAGTTACAATAATAAACCATATCAACAACGACAAGTTTTATTACAGTATGCAAAGTTAATTGTGAACCTTGAAACTACTTACCTATTAAAAAAACCAATAACTTTTACTGGTGAGGAAAAAATTGTTGGAGATATGCAGAGGGTGTATAAGAAAGGTAATTATGACAAGATTGACTTCGACCTGCTAAATAACTTAGTTAAGTATGGTAACGCATATGAGTATGTGTATATTAAAGATGATGGAACTGTGAGCAGTAAGGTCGTTCCGACTGAATGCGGATATCCTATTTATAATGATGAGAACGACATGATTGCATTTGTTGAGTATTATACATCATTAGAGAGTGACTTCTATGTTGTTTATACACAAGAGGAAGTAGTGAAGTATTCAACAATTGGAGGAATGGATTTACGTGTTGTGGGTTCTTATAAAAATGTTAGTGGTTTACCGATTC